TTTCCATAATGATGATTTACCTTCAAGATTATTGAGAGAAATAGAAGAAGGAAAGCTTAAAAACTGGTTAGGCTTGCGTTTTTCTGCATTATTAGAAAATGGGCAACCTTTATGGGCTGAAAGATGGAGTTTAGAGGATTTAGAAAAGAAAAAACAGGCTTTAGGAAGTATACATTTTGCCACTGAATATATGAATGAACCGATAGCAGAAGAAGATATGATATTTAAACCCGAATGGATACAGTATTACAGCACATCAGAAGTAGCAGGCAAAAAATTAGACAAAATAATGGCAGTAGACCCAGCAACAGGAAAAAAGACAGGGGACTATTCAGCAATAGTAATAATAGGTAAAGACAAAGAAACAGGGATATACTATGTATTAGACACATTTGCCGAGAAAATATCAGACCTGAAACTAATAAACAAAATAATAGAAAAATACCAGATATACCAGCCATCAAAAATAGTATTTGAAACAATAGCTTTTCAAGAAATATACAAAAACCAAGTAATGAGAGAGGCAAGCAAACAAGGAATACATCTGCCAATAAAACCTGTGAAATCTTCAGTCCAAAAAGAAGTTAGGATACAAAAATTAAGCCCATTGATAGAAAATGGCTTAATAAAGTTTAAAGAAAATCAAAAAATGCTTATAGACCAACTTATAGAATTTCCAAAAGGTTCACACGACGACCTACCAGATGCTTTATCCTATGCAATAAGTGAGTTTGAAAATAAACCAACATTTACATTTAAAGGAGTAAAACTGCCGTGGCTATAGAAAAATTTGACATAGACTATGAGTTTTTAAAACACGCTTACAGAGGAACTGGAGGATTTTTAAATGGAGAATATTTAATTAAATTTCCAAAAGAAAGCAATGATAAATATATAAACAGGCAAAAACTTGCAATAAATCCAAATATAGTAAAAAAAGTAGTAAATAGCATATCAGGACACATATTTAAAACCACACCAGTAAGGAAGATAAAAAGCAAATTTTATGAGCAGTTTTGCGAAAATACAGACAGGAAAGGCACTGACATAGACGAGAAAATGAAACAGATACTAATACAAACAATGATTTACGGGACACTATTTATAATAGTGGATAAGCCAAGATTACAAGCAAAAACAAAACTTGATGAAATAAGACAAGGAATTTTCCCATATATAACAACAAGAAAACCAACACACCTACATAACTATGAAACAGACGAATACGGCAATTTAGAATTTATTCAGTTTAAAGAAATAACAAAAGACAACAAAGTTTTTTATAGAACCTTTACCAAAGACAGTTGGTATTTATCTCAAGATGACCAGCTTAAAAGCATAATAGACAGCGGACAGCATAAACTTGGAGTTGTCCCAGTTATACCTTTTGTTTTACAGGATATAGATGATGAGGAACTTTTGGAACCGCCCTTCATACTTGAAATAGCCTATATGCAAAGAGATTTATATAATGCAATTTCAGAACTTAGAAGTATTTTAAGGGACAACACATTTCCTATATTAACATATCCAGTAAAAGATGAAACAGAAGCTCAAAAACTACAAAACACAGAAGTTTTACTTTCTACACAAAACGGCTTATTTTACAATCCAGAAGCAGGAGCAAAACCAGAATACATAGCCCCACCTTCCACACCGGCAGACCAATTACTTAACTATGTAGATTGGCTGATAAGACAGATTTTCAAGCAGGTGAATTTAAACTTTTTTGGAAGTAATGAAAGTGGCATATCTAAAGAATACGATTACCAAGAGTTTACAAAAATGTTGGTAAACTTCTCGCAGGCTTTAGAAAATCTAGAGTATAAAATAGCAAACCTAATAGGATTATGGCTTGGAGAAGAATTTGATGGATATATTGAATACAACAAAAAATACACAATTATGGACGCCAAAGAAACTATCCAGATGGTATTAGAAGTATTAGATAGACCAGATATTCCACCTATATTAGCTAACGAAATATGGAAAAAAATAACAAGAATAATTTTCAATGATACCCACGACGAGAAAGAACTTCAGAGATTAGAGAATGCAATAGACAGCAGAGAAGACTGGGAAGTAAAAATGAGGTCTGAGGGAGTAATACAATGAATGAAATACTAGAAGCAATCTCTCAATTAAGAATAATTACAGAAAACTTAATAAAAGTGGGTATAGTAAAAACATATTTCCCGGAAAGACATACAGCTGTAGTAGAATTAAAAGATAACGATGAAATCACAACAGAAGAATTACCAATATTAACACCTTTCACATATTTAGATAAAGCATTTTTTCCTTTAAATGAGGGTCAGAAAGTGTTAGTTATATTTTTACCAGAAGGAGAAAATACCGATGGATTTATTATTGGTGCATTTTTTGATGAGGAAAATCCACCACCAGTCCAAAACAAAGATAAATTTCATATAGTTTTTGAAGATGGGACCAGCTTTGAATATGATAAAAGTAATCATAAGCTAAATATTCACTCTGTTGGAGATATAGAAATAATTTCAGATACGCATATAACCTTAAAAGCACCAAGAATAGATTTAAATCCGTGAGGTGAATTATGCCAGCAGTAGTGAGATTAGGGGACAAATGCTCAGGACACGGTTGTTTCCCATCTAGACCAAATGCAGAGGCTAGCAGTGATACCTTCGTCAATGGTCGTGGCGTCCATAGACTTGGAGATAATTGGCAACCTCATTGCTGTGGTGGTTGCCATAGTGGAGTGGCGTCAAGTGGAAGCTCTAGCGTTTTTGTGAATGGTAAACCGGTTTGCAGAATTGGAGATAGTATTTCGTGCGGTTCCACTATGATGGAAGGCTCTAACGATGTATTTGCGGGAGGTTAATATATGTGGGGAAGTTTTGGAGATATAACATTTCAATTACTGAAGACTCCAGAAAGCATTCAAGTTGAAGATAAAAATAAATTTGCCAAAATCAGTATATTTGGCAGAAAAGAGAAAAATCATTTTATAGGAAGTGAAAGCAGGAAAATAAATTTATCCTTCTTTTTCAGCAGTAATTTTTGCAATCCAAAAGAAGAAATTGAAAAACTAAATGTCTATAAAGAAAAATTAATTGCAGAAAACCTGATTATAGGAAACGAAAATTATGGAAAATTTACGATAGAAAGCTTACAAACACAAATATTGCATACTCTACCAAATGGAAAAATATTAACTGCTAGAGTAAATGTATTACTAACAGAGGTATAAAAATGATAGTGATAGTGCCTACAAATGAAATAGAAGAAATTCTTCAAAATATAAAAACAATAATTACAACATACAAGGGAAGCGTCCCTTTAATGAGAGATTTTGGTATTGACGCAAATATTGTTGATGATTTAATTAATCCAAGTATAAAACAAAAATTGAAAAACAATATTGTAAAACAAGTAGAAATCTATGAACCTAGAGCAAAAGTAAAAGAAGTGGATATTTACATAGAAAACGAAAAATTGTATATATGGATGAAAGTATACATAGAGGGAGATACTTATGAAGTCAAAATACAATAATCTTCTGGACCCTGCCGCAGAAGAATTACTTAATGAATTAAACAAATTTAGAAAATTTAAAAGATTTTTCACGATTAAAGAAGTTGCTGATTTCTTTTCTGTATCAGAGAGAACTGTTCGTGAATGGATAGCAAGAGGAAAACTCTACGCAGTGAAACCAGCTCAAAACTGGCTTATACCAAGAGGGGCAATAGAAGATATAATAAAAAATAGAACAAATTTAAAATAAACGGCAATCTTTACCAATCTCTAACATCTACAATTTTTTGTCCTGCTTTAAACTAACAATACTATGATTGAATTTGTGCCAACTGATACAGACATTTTATATACGGAAAGTTTAAAAAGATTAGAAAACATATTAAATAGAAAGATCAATCAAGCGGATCCATTAAATTTACTTTTATCCGCACTTGTATATGAAATTGCGGTCTTAAAAAACGACATCAACTATACGGCTAATCAGAACTTACTCGCATTTACACAGGGGGAAGCACTTGATAGACTTGGAGAACTTGTCGGAGTTTACAGACTGCCAGCCCAACCTGCTAGAACAACACTGCGTTTTTACATAGATGAAGTAAAAAATTTTGATATAGTCATACCAGCAGGAACAAAAGCAACACCAGACCAATTAATATTCTTTGAAACAATAGAAGAAGCAGTTATTTCAGCAGGGGAAACATATGTAGATGTAGAGGCTATTTGTGAAACAGAAGGAACAATAGGAAACGGCTTTCTACCCGGTCAGATAAATATGTTAGCAACACCTATTCCATATATAACAGCTGTGGAGAATGTAACAGTATCAATGTATGGAACGGATATTGAAAGCGATGAACATCTTAGAGAAAGAATAAGACTTGCTCCAGAAAAGGGGGCAAATGGAACAGAATGGGCTTATGCTTATCACACAAAAACAGCTCATACAGAAATAGAAGATGTTTCAGTTTTTACACCTGGTCCCGGTATCGTAAAAATAGTTTTCACTTTAAAAGATGGTAGACTTCCGACATCAGACATAATAGAAAAAGTTAAAGAATATATATATCACCCAAAAAGAAAAGGATTAACAGATTTTGTAGTAATAGGAGCACCACAAATAGTTAATTACAATATAGACTTGACATATTACATCTTAAAAGACTATCAACCTTTGGTTTCACAGACACAAGAGCAGGTAAACCAAGCAGTCCAAGAGTATATTGACTGGCAAAAAACAAAGATAGGAAGGGATATACTGCCAGAGGAACTCATCTCACGATTAAAAGCAATTACTGGAGTTTACAGAGTAGAGGTTAGACAGCCTGTTTACACACAGCTTAACGAGGAACAAATAGCGATAGTAAATGATATAAATGTCGTTTATGGGGGAATAGTAGATGATTAAAGAACTAGCCCCCCTAATTTATTAGCAGATGAAAATATAAAAGCACTTGTTGAAAGTATAGAACCAGAGTTTGAGAAAATTAAAAATGAAATAGTAAATGTTTTGATTTATCCACGAATAGACCAACTTTCAGAAGAAGTTTTAGATATACTTGCCTACCAATTTCATATAGAAGGCTATGATTTAGCGACAGATATAATAAAAAAAAGAAATCTGATTAAGAGGGCGATAAAACTTCACAAATACAAAGGAACTAAATATGCAATTTTAGAAGTTTTAAAAGCTCTTAATCTCACTGGAGAGGTAAAAGAATGGTTTGAATACGGGGGAAAGCCGTATTACTTTTCTGTAAATATTGATATAAACAGAACACTTGGAAGTAATGTTGTTCTATCTGAAGAAATTCAACAAAAACTAATTAATCTTGTGAATGACTACAAAAATGCTAGAAGCTGGTTAGATAAATTAAAATTAAGAGTTCT